CCAGTTGCACCAACTGGTTGTGCAGTTTGCAAGTCTGCTAATGAGTTATAAGAACCAAGGATAAAAATTCCAGCGCCTTGAGGACCTGTTGGACCCGCTATACCGCTTGCACCAGTTGGACCGACAGCACCAGCCGTACCAGCCGTACCAGCAGCTCCCTGTATACCCTGTGGACCCTGTGCACCCGTCGCACCTTGTGGACCAGGGGCACCAATTTGACCAGTCGCTCCTGTTGCGCCAGTTAAACCTGTAGGACCTGTAGGACCAACGACACCTTGTGCACCTGTTGGTCCAGCAACTGTGCTAGCAGCGCCTGTCGCACCTGTAGGGCCAGTTGCACCAATAGGACCAGCAGCTGTTAAAGTAAATGAACCATTAAGGGCAGAATCTTCTTCTGATACAAAGTAAAGAGTTGCAGGACCAGTAAACGGAACATCCCAGAACACAGTTCCGCTTGCTACACCAGCAGCAAAGTTACTGCTAAATCCTGTTGTGTATTGAGCGCCTGCGCTGTACACGCCTGCTGAGGTCTGTACTCTAAATGTATAACCAGGAGTGTTGATATCAATACGGTAACGAAGACCGCGGATAACAGTAATAGTTGGATTATTTAACCCGTTAATAACGTACTGGCTAGCAGAACGAGTAACTGATAAATCAATACCGCCAGAGATACCCTGTGGACCTGTTGGTCCTGGAACTACAGAGGCAGCGCCTGTGGCACCAGTAGGTCCTGTAGGACCAGTTGCTCCTGTAAAACCAGGCTCACCAGCAATAGTAAATTGCCAAGAGCTATAGATTTCTCCACCAACACCTTGGAAGAAGTTAACGTCTAGGGTTATCTGAGCGCCGTTTACCGCTGTTACAACACCGTCAATAAAGACGTTGGTATTTGCTACAGCTCTAACAATAGAGTTAACAATAAATGGGTGGTCAGTAATACTTAATGTAAAAGTCTTTAAACCAGTGCTTAAAGTAATTGGAGTTACAGATGTGATTCCAGCAAAGCCTTGACCACGTGCGCCTGTTGGACCCGTTGCACCTGTTGCTCCAGTTGGACCTACGTTACCCTGAAGACCAGAGAAACCACGTTCACCTTGAACACCCGTTGGTCCCTGTGGTCCTGCAAAACCTGTTGGACCAGTTGGTCCAGTTGGTCCAGTATCACCTTGTGGACCTTGAACACCTTGGAAACCTTGTGTACCACGTGGGCCTGTTGCACCTGTTGGACCTGCGGTTCCTGAAGGACCTGTTGGACCTTCTAGGTTACCTACGTTCTTCCATGCTGAAGTAACGGTGTCCCAAATAATTAAGTTACCGTTTTCAAGTAACCAAGCTTCTCCAGCTACACCTGTTGGTCGTGCAGCTTGTAGTGCAGAAAGCGTTGGGTACTCTCCAAGAAGATTTAATCCTTGACCAGGAGTACCAGTAGGACCAGTAGCACCAGCTAAACCAGATACACCTTGAGCACCAGTAGCACCAGTAGGGCCTGCGTTTCCTTGGTTACCTTGAGGACCAGTTGCGCCTGTACGACCTGTTGGTCCTGTCGCTCCAGTTGCACCTGCAGGAATATTTAAAGTATCAAATACCCAAGCGTTACTACTACGACGATATAAACGTAATTGTGTTGCGTTTCCAGTAACGCGAACAAAAGCCCAGTTAGTTGGAACTGGACTTGGGTTGGCAGCTTGAAGGTCAGCTAATGTGTCATAAAGACCTAAGTAGCGAGAGTAATCTCCTTGAGGACCTGTAGGGCCAGTCGGACCAGTAGGACCAGTTGGACCATTTAGAGGACCTGTAGGGCCTGTAGGTGTGGGGTACCAGTTACCGTTATCTGGCGGAACTATAATAATGTCTGGCATATCACTCCACCGTTGTCACTTGCTGGGTCACGAATGTCTGTCCTCTTAGGAAGGTTCTTTGGAAGGTGTTATCCACAGATGATGTGGCTTGTAAGTCCCAAAAACCTCTGACTGGTAGATAGCGTGTGTCCTGTTGTGGTAGCGAGATTCTGATACGTCCAGTCTGAACGTCCACAATTGTAACATTGAAGGCTACCCACCGAGTAGGTGAATTTGGGTAAGTTCTAATTTCTGCAGAAAACTCTAGGTTGGTAACAGGAGCGCCTAGGATAAAGTCCTGTGAATAACTATCTCCCTGATTCATAACGAGGTCCTGAACTTGGATAGTAGACGGGAAGGTCTGTCTACCAATCATGTCATTCTGTATATACACGCGCTCTGGCTTACGGCCATCGTCAAACTCTTGTGGCATATAGATAGGAACAAGCTTATTAGTACGCTTAGAGGCACGACGCAGGTTACCTACCTGAATACGCCATAGTCCTATATTTAACTGGGCACATAGAGAGCGATATTGTTCTTGACGCTGTGCAATCATACCTGTTAACTGAGCGTAGCGTTCGCTTCGTGGGATTACCACACCGTCTGGAGCGGTGATATTAATATCAAATGCTGCATCTGTAGCTAGAACCCAAAGGGCTTCAATGGTGGCTAGGATAGCGATTGGGTACTCTTCTACCGCAGGCAGGGTTGCCATAGTAACTCGGCTACCGTATGCGTCTGTTCTTTCATAGGTATGCTGCTCAATAGCTGTATTAATAAAACGAGTAATATCTGCATCAGAGAAGTAGCGGTATGCAGTTCCATTAACAGTCAGGACTTCGTTTACTGCAATTGGGTTTAAAAATCTAATAATCCCTGTATCAACCTCTAGCTTGTAGCCAGTAGGGGCAGGGACAAAGTTTCTAGAAACTCTTACTAAAAGAGTAAATGGGTCTACAGGCTTATTATTTAAGTAGTAGGCGGTAGTAGTTCCATCACTTGTTGCAGTGAATTGGAATTCTTTTGGCTGGTCACCCAACTCCAAGCGAGTCCTAGAAATCAGGTCTGACAACAGGGCCACTAACTACTCCTAACGATAGTAACGAAAAAGCGGGCAAACCTAAGTGTGCCCGCTGATTCGCCCATTAAATGCTAGATAACTCCAGCGAGGTAACCCTTTTCCTGTAGGTGTTGGGCTACGTGCTTGGACACTTTGTACTTCTGTCCAGCCTTAAAGCTATAGAAGTTTCCTACTCCTAGAGTCATGTTCTCGATGTCTTCTACGACACGGATTACAACTGAGTCTTCTTCTTTATTAGCGACTACAGTTACAGAATCCTCAATCACAGTTGCTCTATTTGGAATAGTAGCGTCTACAACTTCTTCAAGTTTATATTGGGCTTCAGCGGATGCCATAGACATTGACTGGGCACGTTCCTGCATGATTTCTGCGTTTTCAGCAATCTGCTTCTCGCGTGCGCGACCTGTAACGTCTGATGGTTTTACTTGTCTTGCCATGTGTATTCTCCTAATTAGTATCTGTTGAGTGGGCAGTTTTTAGACGTACCCAGGTCTGTGGATTAGTTGGTTTCTGCAATAACAACAGACTGGTCAGTAATAAGACCAAGACCGAAGATTGAGTACCAAGCAAGTGCGTGCTCACGACCGAAGTCAAGAATACCACCGTCACGAAGTTCAACTGGTAGAGAGATTGCGTGTCCGAATGCGTTATCTCCAATGAAGATAGCGTCATAGCGGTCTGAACCACCATTACCTGTGAACTGTGCTGGAGTGATGTAACCTCCACCAGGTGTAACAGTTGGGTTAGCAACTGCTGAGTCAGCGGTGTAAGAAGTTCCTGCACCACCAGCTACCTTACGTACCTGTGTTGTTTCGATGAATACGCAGTCGTACAAACGACCAACTTCACCGAGCATGAAGTTACCAGGAGCAGCGTACTTAGTTACTTCGATAAACTCTGGGTTATCACGAAGCTGACGGCTCTGGTGTGGGTGGATAAACGCAACATAGGTCTCACCAAGGCGAGGAATGTTCTTTGTTGCTAGGGTCTCAACAACATCCTTAACAGTATGTGGTGTTAGGAGGAAGTTACCTGTCATGCTTGCACGGTTTGTACCCTTTGTGCCATATGCATACCAGTTGTTTACTGCTGAGAGGTTAGAGCGGTCTTCACCGTAGATGGTTGAAGTCGCTGCGTAAAGTGTGTCGCGTGATAGCTGGTCTAGGTAGATAGCCATGTTACGACCAAGAAGACGTGAAGCAGATGCCATTACGTCATCGAATGATGCGTTAAGAAGAAGCTCAGATACAGCAAGAGCATAACCATGCTCTGTTACTGTGATTGAGAACTGCTGTGCTGTAAGCGCATTTGTCTGCATACGAACACCTTCGACAAGTGCGTTAGCAAAGCCGAGGTTGTTGTAACGCATGAAGTTAATCTGTAGACCAGGTGCAACACCAAGTTCAGTCTTCTTGACTGCGAACTGCTCGAAGCGAAGGATAGGCATAGCCTGGAAAAGGATTTCCTTTGACCAGATTGTCTGAATCGCTTGAGTCAACTGTGTGTTTGTACCTGAGTACGCTGTTGGGGCTGCGGCTAAATTGCCAGTACCCGTAATACCAGATGCCATTTTAGTTGTTTACTCCTTGTAGGTTGGATTTGGGATTGTGGGATTTACCCGAACAAGCCGCGAGACTTACCGCGAGCAGTAGCGCTCATGATACGTTCTCTGTATTTTGCATAATCATTCATCGACATTGACTGAATATCTTCAGCCGTTAACGCACGTTGCTCCGAATTGTCGTCCATTGGTCCGAGCGGGGGCGTGGTTACCCTTGTCCCCGTCATTTCTTTGCGGGCATTTTGCATTGCAAACTGCGCCGATTCAAGAATCTTGTTTGAACGTTCTTTCAAACCCTCAATACTTGCTTCTACTTCTTCGCGGGTATTGCCGCTAATTAGGTCTACAAGTTCTGGGATAATGTTTTCGCGTTCTGCTTCTACACGTTGTGAACGGTAGTTCTGCAGGTCAGCAAAAGTTCTTTCGCGTTCCAGAAGAGCGAAGGCACGTTCACGTTCTTGACGCTCACGCTCCAACTGCTCCTGCCACTCTGCTTCCTTAGTCTTAAGCAAAGTACGAA